GCCACCTGTAGGACCAAACACGGACGAAAAGATCGGTTTCTTATGACGTTCCAACCACTTACGTGGGCGGAGCATTCTAAGAAATTGATCTAGATCTGGAACAACGTGCGTAGAAAAGACAAACGCTCGCAGGAGAGAATCTCTCACGAGCGTAGACAATATGCGCGGGTTACGAACGCAAGCCAAGACCAATCCTGGAGATATTGGTGATAAATCACCATATAACGGATTGATCCACCGCTTAGCAAACTCTAGGCCTCCAGATGACATCTCGAAAGACTTCGAGAGGTTAATTGGAACACCAAGAGATTGCATAAGGGCGAGGTAGTTATCCGCCACGCTCGCATCGGCAATGACAATGTCATCACCGAGTAGAGCGTAGTGAAGAAACCACTCCTTGACACCGGCTCGATGTGCTGCAATCTGCACCAAAATATGGTGCGAAAGTGCTAGCATGGCCCAGGAGGACAAGGCCCCCATAGGTTGACCGACGGCATAGTGTACAGGTTTCCCTTCAAACTCCCAAGGCCGGCCTACAAGTAGGTCAGCCCAGCTCTGAGCCCACCGAATCCCCAAGGATTGGAGGACTTGAACCTGGAAGGCTAAAGGTAGTCTATCCGTTGCAGCTGAAAGATCAAAGGAGTACACCGGCGAACCGGAAGCTCGAACGTACGCCATGAGGCGATGGACTGGGGCCAACTGATCGTAGGTCCCATCCTGGGGAATAAGACGAAGAATAGCAAAGATCCCCTCATGGAGGGGCCGCAGTAGACATTGTGTCCACCAGTCGGTAATTGCTACAATTCGAACCTTCCCCCGCGCCTCATAGAGAGCGACGAGTTTACCGAGTTTACCAGGGAACTTCTTAATCGTCAGAAGTAATGGTACGATAGGAAGCGACACCACAATGGTGGCAAGTAACCAAAGTATCATCTTCCAGGCCTTGAGGGCATAAGCAATGCGGAACCACGAAATCCCAACAAGGGGATAACGGAGGAACGCAATAGCATCAAGCCCGCAAGACCAAGATGATTTCTTGAAGTTAGGGCCCGCAGACTCGGACATATAAGTCCAAGCCACAGACCCGACAACAAGGGTCCGAGGCAGAAGAGCTACGGCCTGAGCCACCTCCCAAATAGGGAGTGTCGCTGACATACCAGAAAAGCCATCGACAATTGTCGACAGCTTCATGATAGGTGAGCAGCCAATAACTCTATAAACTGACAGGATCGAGAGTGTCACACGGATCACCTTCAGGGCATATGCGTGGTCTTCACCCTTTAACAGGTGAAAGATCTTACGCAATGGTCCCGGAAGAAGAACCGGTAACCCCGATCTTGTTAGCCGTACCCGTACACCAGCCTCCGGCCGATTATATGGGGTACCATTAACCCAAAGCACAATGATACGAGAAGCCTCAGACAGATACTGGGTCAGCCAAAGCGACCCATTACTGTTCCAAAGCTTCAAGATCAGACTGTGCATCGGGAAGAAGCATTCCTTCCAAACACTGCGCAATCCCATCAGCCAGACTGGCAACATCATGAAGAGACGCAGCTCATGCTGACGAATCCAACGTGTGTTGCTCGTTACCCGACCTTGCGATGATGTACGCTTCATAATTTAATAAATTGTGTTGTGGTTGTCGTTGTAATTAGGGTCGGTTGATACGGGACTGCAATGGTGGAAGTTTGCACCTCCTAAGGCCGGCGGTACCCGCTGCACCCACATCAGTCCCAATCAAGGTGGACTCTCCACCGGTAGCTACACTCCGTCAGCGGCCCTCCAGTTTCTACTGGAAATTATACCGACGGTGGCCCAATCGCGTTAGCAGAAAGGGTCCTAGCTTGGGGCTCTGTAGCAGAGTCTGCGTAACCTTCGACATCATTCGATACCTCGACACAGGTACCTATCCATCAGTCCTGCTAACCCGTAGTAAACCTTCTACGGAAAAGGGGGACCTTATGAGACCGTACTTATGTATTCTGAGATCAGGCATATGCCATCTCTCTCTGCGACGAGCAATTAGTCTGGGGCTACGCATGAACGGCCCGGATTCCGG